GTTTAACCGCTAGGCGTGTGGGCTCTTAGCGCGTGACGCCTGGTGCCGGGCGGAAAGCGGAAGCGTCGGTCCGAGAGCCACGGTATCTCCTGTGCCGAAAGACACGGATCTCGACGTAGGCCAATCATCTTCATCTACAAATGGAACAAAGATCATGACATCATTCGTCATTGCACTGCCCGAGGCGGGCGAGCATGCCATTCTCACTTTCGACGTTCGTGACTTCGAGCTCCTGGAAGCTGAACTCGGCGAAGACTACGTCGCTAAAATCTTCGAAGGCCTTGATCGTCGCGCGATCACCACGCTTCGTCGCGCCTTGACTGCGGGATTGAAGGGAGGAGACGTCAATCAGGCGCTCAACGCATTGCCGCTCGATGAGCTCTGCATGCGCGTTGCAGACGCGTTCTACCTCCGTATCCACGGCCGGACCCTGTCCGACGAAACCGGGAGGGCGGGTCAAAAGTCAGACGCCTGATCGGCCATAGACCGGCCCGGTGTGTCGTTTCCATATTTAGTTTCACAAAATTGAGGTTCTCCTATGGGGAAACGAGGCCCTGGCGCGGCTCGCCAGCGCCTTGCCAGCAAAGCACTTCCGGCGAAAAAGCGGTCTTTGCCGTGGAAGAAAAAGAGCCTGTCTCTTGCAGAGCAGGTGATCGCCTTTCTGCAGTGGCTGCCGATCACGAAGGGTAGGCTGGCCGGAAAGCGGCTGAGGCTGCTTCCCTCTCAGCGTGAGTTTATCTTCAACACTTTCGACGCCGACGCGCGCGGCAAGCGGCCGATATCGCTGGCGATCCTGAGCGAGCCCAAAGGCAACGGAAAATCGGGTTTATGCGCCGGTATCGCGCTAGCCTACCTCCTGGGTCCGCTGTCCGAGGAGCGAGGCGCGATCTATGCAGCCTCGATTGACCGAAATAAAGCCGGCATCCTGTTCGAGGAAATCAAGGCTATCATCCTTCGCGTGCCGGAATTCGCGGTGCGGGTGAACATCATCGATTTCACGAAAGCCATTCGAGTGCTGGAGGGTGACGGCTTTGACTCGGTGTTCGAGGCCCTGTCGGCGGACGCTAGACGTTCTCAAGGCCTTAGCCCGACATGCTGGTTATATGACGAAGCCGGCGAAAGCGCGGATGACGGCCTCGCCAAGGTGCTCCTCGAGTCTGAAGGGAAGCGCCGTCACACGCTGGGCATCATCCTTTCAACCCAAGCCGACTCCGATGAGCATTGGTTGTCCAAGCTCATCGACTCGGCACTTCTAGGCGAACAGCCAGGGACGTACCTCCAACTGCACTCAGCTCCGACCGATGCGGACCCATGGGCGGAGGAAACAATCCGGCTCGCGAACCCGGCATATGGTGTGTTTCTCGATCCGGACGCCCTGACTAAGAGCCGAGATCGAGCGAAGAGCATGCCTTCCTTCGAGCCCGCGTACCGGCGTTTGCGTCTCAACCAGAGAGCGGACAGCAATCCCGAAGACCGTCTGATCCAAGTCGCCAGCTGGAAGGAAATCGCGTTGCCAGTCGATAGCGAGCGGATCAAGCGGCGGCCTGCATTCGGCGGGCTCGATCTTTCGGGAAAACACGATCTCACTGCGCTCGTGCTTGCTGTTCCGGATGACGCCGGAGCCTTTGATCTCGTGCCCTTCTTTTGGACGCCGGAGGGCCAGCTGAATCAGCGCACTGGCGCCGAGGCGGCCCGGTTCAAAGAATGGATTGCCGCCGGCCATATGATTGCAGTTCCGGGCGCGACTGTCCGTTACGACCACGTTGCCGCTCGCATGGCCGATCTGGCGAAAGACTTCGATATTAAGATGGTTGGCTTTGACCGGTATCGGATCGACGATCTTAAGCCGGAGCTCGAAGATGCCGGGGCTGACATACCGCTGGAGGCGTTCGGCCAAGGATTTATCAGCATGGGGCCCGCGATCGAACGTTTTGCGGAGTTGGCCCTGTCTGGGAAGCTGCGTCACGGCGGACACCCCGTACTGACAGCTGCCGTTGCCAACGCAATCACCGTCTCCGATCCGGCGGGCAATCTGAAAATCGACAAGGGCAGATCCAATGGACGCGGCCCGGTTCGAGTTGATGGCGCTGTCGCGATGGTGATGGCCTTGCAGGTCGCAAACCGCTTCCAGCCTCCTCCTAAGAAACCCACGCTTGCCGGCATGCTGCGCAAGCCGATCATGGTGATTTGAATGAGCTTAAAGACATGGATCGGCCGCAAATTCGGCTTGGCGAATGCGGAGCCGTGGACGGCCTTTTACGGCGGCTCCTCTGCAGCCGGTAAAGCCGTCACGGATCATACAGCGCTGAACCTGGCGACGGTGTGGGCATGTGTGCGCCTCAACTCGGAAGCCGTTGCCAGCCTTCCCCTCCAGCTTTTCGAGAAGGATGGCAAGGGCGGGCGAAATCCCGTGGATCATCCCCTCGGGGAAATCATCAGCGATTCCCCTAATTCCGAACAGACCGCATTGGAATTTTGGGGGGCAATCGCCGCCTGGATGCTCGTTAGAGGGAATGGCTTTGCCGAGATCGATCGCACCGGGGGCCGCATCAACGCCCTGAACCTCCTTCCGGCTGATCAGGTAGACGTCTCACGTGATCAATACGATGAGCTACGCTACCGGTTCACCGACCGCGGCAAGGCGTACGATCTGCCGGCAGAGTCTGTGCTCCACGTTCGTGGCTTTGGGTTCGGCGGCGATCTCGGCTTGTCTGCTGTCCGGTTCGGTGTTCAGACCCTCGGCGCTGCGATCGCAGCGGACGAAACGGCGGCCAAGACATTCGCAAACGGCGCGATGCCAAGCGGCGTCCTGTCGACAGATCAGGAGATCGACGATGAGCAGCGAGAGCAGCTCTCGAGTCTGCTGAAGCAGTATGCGGCATCTACAAATGCCGGAAAAATCATGGTCCTGGAAAGCGGCCTTAAGTTTGAGAAGCTCTCGCTCGATCCGCAGGCGGTGCAGATGCTGGAGACTCGCCGCTTCAATACCGAGGAGATCGCGCGTTGGTTCGGCACGCCGCCCATTATCATCGGCCACGCCTCGCAAGGGCAAACGATGTGGGGCTCCGGCGTCGAGCAGCTCATTCTCCAATGGCTTCTCACTGGGCTTAACCCGCTGCTGACGCGGATCGAAAAGCGCGTCAGGAAGCAGCTGCTGTCACCCGCCGACCGCCGTCGCCTTTACCCGGAATTCAACCGGGAAGGCCTGCTCCAGGCGGACAGCGCCGCGAAGATGACCTTCCTCTCCGGCGCCGTCCAGAATGCTCTTATGACCAGAAACGAAGCCCGGGCGAAGCTCAATCTTCCGGCGATGGCGGGTGGGGACACGCTCACCGCTCAAGTCAACCTCGCGCCAATTTCGACCCTCGGCGCGCAACAGGATGTCCAGGCCAAGGCGGCGCTACGCTCGTGGCTCGGCATCGAGGAGAAGCCCGAATGAGCTTGAAGATCCGCGACTTTGATCTTGAGGTAAAATCCGTCGACAGCAACGGCCATTTTTCCGGCTACGCATCGGTGTTCGGGGTTGTCGATAGCTACAACGAGATTGTTGCGCCTGGCGCCTTTATCGACAGCATCGCCGATCGTAAGGCAAAAAACAGGAAGCTCCCGACCCTTTGGCAACATCGTTCCGATATGCCGATCGGCGCCTATGACGTTTTCAAGGAAGATGAGAAGGGCCTCTATGTGGAGGGCCAGCTGTTGGTGAAGGATGTCGCTCTTGCTCGCGAGTCCTTGGCGCTCATGAAGGCGGGCGTCGTGACCGGTCTGTCGATCGGCTATTGGGTTCGCGCGTCGACCTATGACGAAAAGACATCCATTCGAACCCTGACACAGGTCGACCTTGAAGAGGTGTCTCTGGTCACCTTTCCCGCAAACGACGACGCTCGCGTTGAGGCCGTCAAACTGAAGCTAGCTCATGGCGGCCTTCCAACCATTCCCGAATTTGAGAGAGTCCTGCGCGATGCCGGGTTCTCTCGTAGCCAGGCCGCGACGATCGCCGCGTACGGTCTGAAGCATCTTCTGCGTGATGCCGAAGAACCGGCGAATGCCGCGGCCGCGAGCGACCTTGTAAAGGCGCTTTCCGGTCTAACCTTACCCAAGTTCTAAGGAAAACATCATGAACATGCACCTGTCCCGCGAGCTTTCGCGGAAGAACGCCGGCGCGCGCGTTGACGATCATATGGAAATGAAGTCTGTCATGGACGCTCTGAAGGCCCGCGATGCCGAGATCACCGCCTTCGCATCCAAGGCTACCGAGGAAATCAAGAACCTCGGCGCCATGTCCAGCGAGACCAAGAGCGCCCTCGAAAAGCTCGCCACCTCCGGTGCGGAGCTCCAGGAACGCCTTCTTAGCGTCGAGCAGAAGCTCGCTCGTCGCACCTTTGGCGGTGGCGAAGTAAAATCGCTCGGCCACCAGCTCACGGACTCGGAGGAGTTCAAAGCTCTTCAGACACGCGGCGCCGGCACCGCTCGCATGAACCTGAAGGCCAGCACGATCACCTCGGCGACGACGGACTCGGCAGGCTCGGCAGGTGATCTGATCGTGCCGCAGCG